TAAATGGTGTGCCTCCAAACCACATAACTAAAGATTTTCTGTTGCCACGTATGACAGGTTTAACTCTATGTCTAATAAACGATGCAAAAAATACTGCGTGTCCTTGTTTTATTTTTGCAATCTTACCTTCAGTCATTAATTCTAAATCTCCACCTTCAAATTCATTCTCAGGAGATAATAAACAAGTCATAGATATTTTTCTAACAGGTGGTTCGTGTGCACAGTTTACATCATTATCTACATGCCATTCATAGAACCCTCCTTCTGGATATTCTGTGTATTGTGCCATCTCTGTTATTTGCATTCCATCAAAACCAAAATGATTGCCATTAGTAGCTATCATAATTTTTTCTATATCTTTATACATGTCATTCATTTTTTTAAATGGTATCCAACTAATGTGTGAAGTTCTAGTTTTAGTATCAACTACTCCACCTTTAATACCTTTTGCATTTCCAACTCCTGCATCGTTTCTAGGTTCACTTCTTCCTGCTTCTATTATCATCTGACATTGTTCAGGTGTAAAGATTGGTTGTGTTGTTTCAACAATATAAGATTTCCATCGTGGTTCGTTAATCATATAGCTCCTCTATTTTTAATTGGATCAAATTGCACATCACAGTTTGCAGCTAGTGTTCGTCTAGTCTCATTAGTTCCATTAAAAGGATAAACTGTATGTCTCATATCATATGGAAAAATATAAAAGTCTCTAAGATCCATGGGTGGTTGGTAATCTATCTTTGCAAACTGACCATTGGCTGCTCCTAATATTTGTAATCTACCATTTTGTTGAACGTGACCTGCTGAGTATTCTTTACCATATGTTGATGGTAATTTTAAAACCATAACAGAAGACAGCCCAGTAAATAGCATACCTCTATGTATATGTGCAGGATTATATTCATGCTGCTTCATCTCATTAACCCAGATAGAGTTAAGGTGTAGGTCATAATCTTTAATTTTATTAAATGTTAAATAATGTTTAAACATAGTCATAAAATAATCTGTTACATTTCTTGGTAAAAAATTATGGCTCTTTATCTTTGTTTGGTCTTCGCCATGATAAAATAATGAATGTTCATTTTTAATCTTACCTACTAACTGACCATTAGCAGGTGCAAGGTTATGAAAATTTTGCTCATAGATTTGATTAATTATTTCAAATATATCAAGAGGAACTTGATACTTTAAAATAGACTGACCTAAGAATACAAAATCAAAATTAATCTTTTGGTTTTCCATGCTGAGTTATTTGTTCTTTCTTTTCATAACTTTGTTCTAATTCACCAGATTTTTTAATCCTTTGTAATGATTGTAATTGGCCCATTACATTAAATACTTCAGACTCACTTGAGTTTTTATTTAAAGTTTTAGCTTTCTCATGATATTGTATACCATATGATTCTAGTTGATGAGCATTAACATCTTTATCATTAAATGATCCATCATTAAATTCTTTTTTTAATTTAGACCACATTTTAATTGCAACTTTTTCCATAGAGGCTTTACTAAATTTAGCTTCATCTAAATCTATTTGATATTTAGTTGCTTTATATTCATCTTCTTCTTTTTCTATTTTACCTTCTAACCATTTAATCTTTGCTTGATTTCTCCTATAATCAAATGATAAAGTCATTAGGTTATCTAAGTAACTAGATTGTTCTCTAACACACTGCCAATATTTTGCAGCTTTAGTTGGATATCTATTATCTTGTAGCACAGAAAACCTTGCTTCTGTTTCTGTTCTAAACATTTGTTTCTTAGTCCAAGTATCTCTTAATTCATCTACCATACCTTTGAATGCAGATAAATCTTCTTGTTCTAATAAATTATTTAAATGTGGTTCTTCACCTTGTATTACTTCCCTTACATCTTTTTTCATATTATACCTGTTGTATGATTTGTTTAATATCACTCTCTAATTTTTTACTTAAAGAATTAGCATGGTTAATTATAGCAGCACAGAGATTAGCCTGATAGGGAAAACCTTTTAAGGCTTCCCTAATCTTACCTACAGGTTTACCCCCATAGTCAATTACTATAGAGTTTTTTTCATTAAGACCAATCTTTAGTTCAAACAATAATCCTGTATATGGATCTATATTATTTTTTGTTGCCATCCTTTCCTCCATCTGACTCTGCAAGATTAAGCGTAGTCATTATATGCATTAATGCGTATACTTCAGCATATGGTCTTGTCATTAGATACTTCATTATATCCTGCAATTGTTTTGCATCAATTAAGTATTGTTTTGCTTTTAGTTCTTTATCCATCTTTCCCTCCTATTAAAATGGTATATCATCATCTGTTGGATAATGTTTTTTTAGTGTTTCTAGTTTTTCTTCTGCACTAGAAATTAGTTCTAGTTGCTTATCAATCTCATGTATAAACTGTGGATGTTCACCTATACCTACAGACTTATCCATATATACTGATATGGTTGCTTTTGCTACACTTATATCAGCTTCATACTTTTTAGTTAAGGCTTCTATAAACATATCTCTCATTATTGTGCTCCTTTAAATTGGTAGTATTTATTTTCTACTAATTCTGTATCATCTAAATATGGATTAGATTTAGCTAGTGTAGATTCCCTAGCATCTCTTATAGTTTGATTTAAAGTTCTACCATCCTTTAAACAACCTTGTACAAATTCCTCTACTTCTAGTAGAGCCTGTTTAACTGCTGCCATTGCTGACCTCCTTTATTAATCTATTTAAATACCAACTAGCTTTTTGTAAATCTTCCAGTGGCTCTCCTTTAAATTTATAACGAGAAACATATTTTAATATATTACCTTTAAGATACCCATGAAACTCATCGCTAGTCATACAATCATTAATTACATCTATTGTTTCTTTTTTACCATGTAGATAATGTTGTGGTGCATTAACACTATCGTATGTAATCTCATTTTCATATGACATATCATGACTATGATCTATTTTCTTTTCATATACTCTTTTACTTTTTACCATACTTTCTCCTAATTGTATTATACTCTATCATTTCTAAATCGTATTCTCCTTTAGATACATTACGTTTAACTACAAGTCCACTCCACCACATTTGCTGTGTAGCTTTAGCATAGTTTTCCTTATGATGCAAGTAACATCCTGCAGATAATCCCA